GAATGGCTGATGCAACGGACGATGTGATGCGTAAGACTAAGAATATCAATATGTCTGAACGCAGAACACCCGAAGTTACTAAGTCTAATGACGGATTTCAGGTTAGAGCTGTAAACCCTGACTCCGGAAGAAAATTGCAAATACGCAGCGCAAGAAAAATATAAATTAAACTTTAAAACAAAATGGCAAGTGCTTTATTAGTGCCACCGGCAGGTCCAACCTATGACCTGCAACCCGCAGCAGAGCAGGTGGCTTTACAAACAAATTATATTACCAACTTCAATTTCTTAAATCAGTATCTTCCTGATACATACGAGAAAGAATTTGAGCGTTACGGTAATCGTACAATCGCATCTTTCTTACGTATGGTAGGAGCAGAGATGCCTTCAAACTCTGACCAAATTAAATGGGCAGAACAAGGTCGTCTTCACATTAAATATGTAGCAGTAGGTACAGCAGCAGCAGCAACAGCAAGTACAGCAACATTCCAAGTGAATGATGCAAATGTTACTTATGTTGCTATCCGTGTTGGTCAAACTGTGATGATTCAAGGAAACGCTACAGGTGTTTTCAACAAAGCAATCGTTACATCAGTTCCTACAGCTACTACATTCGTTGTTGCGTTCTACGAAGCAGGTGGTCTTGCAGTAGCAGGTACAGGTGCAGGTAATTCTCAGTACACTGTATTTATCTATGGTTCAGAATTTAAGAAAGGTACTAACGGAATGGTTGGTTCTTTAGAAGCAGAAGATTCTATCTTCTCTAACAAGCCTATTATCATCAAAGATAAGTACGCTGTTAATGGTTCTGATATGGCTCAAATTGGTTGGGTAGAAGTAACAACTGAAAATGGTGCTACAGGATACTTATGGTATTTGAAATCAGAACACGAAACTCGTCTTCGTTTTGAAGATTACTTAGAGACTGCTATGATTGAGGCTGTTCCTGCTGAAGCAGGTTCAGGTGCATTAACTGCTTTAGGTGGTGTTGCAGGTGGCTCAGAAGGTATCTTCTACGTAGTAAACTCTCGTGGTAACGTATGGGGTGGTGGTACACCAACTACATTAGCTGATTGGGATACTATCGTTGCTCGTTTAGATAAGCAAGGAGCTATCGAAGAAAACGTAGTGTTTGTTAATCGTGGATTATCATTCGACATCGACAATATGTTGGCTCAGTTGAATGGTTTCGTTTCAGGAAGTGCTGCTCAGTCTGCATCTTTCGGTTTATTCGATAACGACATCAATATGGCGTTGAACTTAGGATTTACAGGATTCCGTCGTGGTTATGACTTCTACAAGTCTGATTGGAAGTATTTGAACGACCCTACAATGCGTGGTGGTTTATCAAATGCTGCTGCTACTGCGGCAGGAACAATCACAGGTTTATTAGTACCGGCAGGTTCTACATCGGTTTACGACCAAATTATGGGTAAAAACGCAAAGCGTCCATTCTTACACGTTCGTTACCGTGCGTCAGAAGCTGAAGACCGTCGTTACAAGACTTGGATTACAGGTTCTGCCGGTGGTGCATCAACAAGCGATTTAGATGCTATGGAGGTTAACTTCTTATCTGAACGTGCTGTATGTACTTTAGGTGCAAATAACTTCGTATTATTCCGTTTCGGTTAATCATTGTTAGTTTAAAGGTGGAGTGTACTCAAGTACACTCCCCTTTTTTAAAAAATTTAAAACTTTAAATCATATCATATCAAATGAAACAAAAAATAATATCTACAGACAAAATCTATAAGCTAAAAAGCGGAACTCCGTTATCATATACATTAGCTTCAAGAAATCATCCTCGCTTCCCATTGTTATGGTTTGACGAAGATAAAAACATTAATCGTCCATTACGCTATAGCGTAAATCAAAAATCCCCTTTTGAAGATGAGCAAGATGGAACTGCAATCGTAGAGCCAATCATCTTTGAAGATGGTCTATTACGAGTGCCAAGAACGAATCCTGTGCTTCAAGAGTTTTTGTATTATCATCCACTAAAAAGTGTAGTGTTTGAAGAGGTTGACAAAGAGAAAGATGCTGCTGCTGAGATGGAAGACCTTAACTATGAGGTAGATGCTTTAGTCGAAGCTCGTCAGTTAACAATCGAACAACTTGAGACATTGACTCGTGTGATGTTTGGTAAAGACCCATCAACGGTATCAACGGCTGAATTAAAGAGAGATATCTTGGTATTTGCAAAACTTAATCCAATCGAGTTTTTAAATGTAGTCAATGACCCGATGCTTAAATTCCAAGATAAGGTGCGTCAGTTCTTTGAAAACAGATTGTTGCAGTTTAGAAATAACGAAAAAGAGGTATGGTACAATACACCTACCAACAAGAAGAAGATGATGTCTATTGCCTTTGGCGAAGACCCATACGAGGCAGTATCGTTATATCTGAAGTCTGATGAGGGCATCGAAGCAATGAAGATGTTAGAGCTTTCAATGGCATAAGATAATCCATATCAATATAATTTATTCAAGAAGGAGGGTACATTTGTACCCTCTTTTTTTTCCTATATTTGTAAAAACAATAAAGATGATAAACGCTGTAAGAAACACGGTATTAGCCGTCTTAAATAAGAACAACTACGGATACATCTCTCCTCAGGATTTTAATCTATACGCTAAACAAGCTCAGATGGAGATGTTTGAGGAGTATTTTAGCAGTTACAATAAAGTAATCAATGCCGAGAACGCTCGTATGTCAGGAACTGACTATGCTGATATTCGTAAGGCAGTTGCTGAGGTGATAGAGGGGTTCTTAATGAAGAATAACCTATCAAATTTTGGATTCCCTATAGAGAATAATTTTGTTGCTCCATCATTAGCAACAACAGGAGATAGTGCGTATATGATTAATACAATCATTACCTATCCTGTTATACTTGCTACAGGAACAAATACAAATATTACAGCTCCAAATTTTCAGACGTTAATTGATACTACTGCTGACTTTAATCAAGATGGAGTGCAGGTTGGAGATATAGTAGTTAACTTAACTGCTCCGGCAGGACCTGCTAATAATCAAACTCAAACAGTAGCTTCAATAACTAATGCAAGTACATTAGTATTAGTTCAACCTTTGTTTGTAAATGCAGGAGAAGACTACGCTATATTTTCAGCAGCGAGTGGTGTAGAGGCTGAAAAGGTACTTGAGAGTAAAATATTTATGTTGAACAGGTCCAACCTAACAACACCATCAACTATTTTTCCTTCTTATGTGATGAATAATCAAGCATTAAACTCTAATGTTACTGCAATTACAATGTATCCTAAAACCATCAACACGTATGGGCAGGTGGTTTGTACTTACTTTAGATATCCGAAAGACCCCAAGTGGACATATATCACCTTATTCAATGGTGAGCCATCATTTGACCAATCGCAGCCCGATTATCAAGACTTTGAAATGCCATTAGAAGATGAGTTTAAGTTAGTAATGAAGATTCTTCAATACTGTGGTGTATCAATCCGTGAAATTGAAGTGGCGCAGTATGCTATCGGTCAAGAACAACACGAGCAACCGACATTCAGTCAACAACAATAAAAACTATAATCAATGGCATATATATCACAATACGAATATTATGACAATAATGGTAATACTCCTCAAGATGTAAATTGGGGTTCTTACCAATACGTAAGTCTGTTTGATATTGTCAACAATTTTATGTTGATGTACGCAGGAAACCATTCATTGATAAACAATGAGGACCGTTACAAAATTTTATTTCACGCTAAGAGAGCTGTTCAAGAATTGAACTATGATGCCTTCAAAGAAATAAAGGTGTTAGAGTTAACTATAGCAGCTTCATTACGCTTTGTGCTACCAAGCGATTTTGTGAATTGGGTTCGTATCTCTCTTTATGAGAATGGATATTTAAGACCATTGAGCGAGAATATTCAGACGCTATCCTCAAGAGCATACCTTCAGGATAATGTAGGTAACATTTTGTTTGACCAAAATGGGAATATATTACAGCCTCAGAACTCAGAGATTGACTACGACAGGCTTAATAATTTAAAGAAGAGCATCTACCTTAATCCCGGCAGTCAATTCAATGGCAGCTACGGATGGTGTATGGATGGCAGATGGTATTTTGATTTTAATGTAGGACAGCGATATGGCTTGAATACTGAGACGGCAAACTTTAACCCTACATTCAATATTGATAAGAAGGCAGGTGTCATTAACTTCAGTTCTGATATGGCAGAAAGAAGCTGTATCCTTGAATACATATCTGATGGTATGGAGAATGGCGATGACTCATTAGTTTCTGTAAATAAACTATTTGAGAAGTACATCTACGCTTACATTCAGTATGAGATATTGAACTCTAAGTTTGGAGTTCAGGAATATATCGTAGCAAGAACACGAAAGGAGAAGACTGCTTTATTAAGAAACGCAAAAATCAGAATCAGTAACATACATCCGGGAAGACTATTGATGAACCTTCGTGGTATGGACAAGATGATAAAATAATATGGCTAAGATATCAAGGAATTTTACGGCAGGTAAGATGAACAAAACTCTTGACGAACGTGTAGTTCCTCAAGGAGAGTATATTGATGCACTTAACGTCCGTATGGGTTCTACAGAACAATCGGAGGTTGGTGTTATTGAGAACACAAAAGGAAATACTTCATTGACAGCTTTGCAGTTTAACGGAGTTCCTTTAAGTGTTAATGCAAGAACTATTGGCTCTATCGCTGATGGTGAACAAGAAATCATCTATTGGTTTGTTCACGACCCATCATTCCCTATATCTGCTTCTGCTCCGTTAGGAAAGATTGATATGATTGTTTCTTTTAGCGAAGCATCGAACATATTGACTTATCATATTGTTAGCGTTAACTATGACAATGTAAACACTACATTGAATTTCAATCCTCAGTATCTAATAATGGGAGTTGACATAATAGAGAACTTGTTATTCTTCACTGATGATTACAATCAACCACGATTTTTTAATGTAAGGAATAACTATGCACTTCCTGTAGGAGGTCTTGATGACTCATTATTATGGGAATCAATCCTTGTTATCAAAAGACCACCTGTTGAATCTCCGGATGTAGAGCTTACGATAATTGGTGGTCAAGAGAATTTTCTTGAAGACAGATTTATTTGCTTTGCTTATAGGTATGAGTATGAAAACAATGAATACTCTGCTATCTCTCAATTCTCTGCTCCTGCGTTCTTTCCTCAGTCATTTGATGTGACTAATGATGCCTTCCTAAATGAGGGTATGATTAATGAGTTTAATGCTGCGATTGTAACAGTGAATACGGGAGGACCACTTGTAAAGTCAATAGACTTGTTATTCAAAGATATGAATAGCAACGTGATTAAGGTTATCGAAAAAGTTAATAAGCAAGAGTTAGCATTATCTAATAATGTTAATTATACTTACACCTTTTCAAACAGCAAGATATTTACTATCCTTCCTGAGTCGGAGTTGTTAAGACTTTACGACAACGTACCATTAAAAGCAAAGGCTCAAACTATTATGGGCAATCGCTTGATGTACGGAAACTACGTTGAGGGATACGACTTGATTGACAGTAATGGCAATACGACAATGCTTGAATACACTTTGAATGGTGTATCAGAAGAGATAGGAATAGCAAGTTATGACTCTGAAGCATCTGCAACACCGGGTAGCTATAGTATTAATGGACCTGTTACGGTAAATGATTCTGTTCTTGAGGTTGATTTAACGGGAGCTGTTTTGGTTCAAGGTGGACTACTAAGTATTGACTTTACTTTTAATCACGCTACCTTTTCAGGAGGAACAAGCCCAATAGATAAAACATCTAATATAACGCTATCATTATTTTTTGAGTTACCAAATGATTATGCTTCAGTATATGATATGGTAACAAGTATTGATTTTCAAAATAGAGTTGGAACTGTATTAAATATACTTCCTGTTTATGACCCATTAAATCCTTCTATTACTCCTTGTGATGGAACTACATTTACCGATTCTTTTAATTGTGCTATACCGCAACAATTAAATAATTATACTAAAACGGCAAGTGGAATTAGTGTTGCAGGACAGCCAATAAGCGTTACAGCAACATTAGGCAGTCCTATATTTAAAATCCAATTATT